CTCCCGTGGATAAATCATAATAGAATTTATCAAATCGATCCACATGTCGATGTCGGCACACTTCAAAAATAATATGTAAGAATTGATCACTTTGAGCACGGTCCTTGAGTATAGGGTGTTCTAATAATAATCTACGCTGTTGTTTAGAGATACTATCATAGCGAACACCGAACCTATTCCTAGGGTAAGGTCCACCAGTTCTCTTTATTTTAGGATATTTCTTATTATATGCCATATAGTATTTATTACTGAAACATTTAGTGATTTCCTGATATAATTACTAAAATATACACTAGATGATTCAAGCATTATTTACAGAAAAATATAGACCAAAAGATTTAACAGATTTAATCTTACCAGAAAGAGTAATGAATAAATTTAAAGATGGTCTAACGCAGAACATGCTATTTGCAGGTTCTCCAGGTACTGGTAAAACATCAACAGCAAAAGCAATTGTTCAACAATGGGATCTTCCATATCTTTACATTAATGCTTCAACAGACACTTCAGTTGATGTTATTCGTACAAGAATTACTGATTTCTGTTCAACCATGTCAATTCTAGATGATAGAGATAAATTTAAGGTAGTTATATTAGACGAGGTTGATGGTGTCTCTCTGATTTCTGTTCAACCATGTCAATTCTAGATGATAGAGATAAATTTAAGGTAGTTATATTAGACGAGGTTGATGGTGTCTCTGATCAATTCTTTAAAGCACTGCGTGCAACAATGGAAACGTTTGCATCTAATTCACGATTTATTGCAACGTGTAATTACATTAATAAATTACCAGATCCAATTCTTTCAAGATTTGAAGTTATCAATTTTGACTTTGATAAAGAAGAAGAAAGTGAATTAACAAAGAAATATATTAGAAGAGTTTATGATATATGTGGAAAAGAAGAAATGACAATAGAAAAGCCGGCATTAGTTGAGTTTGTAAAAAGAAACTTCCCAGATTTAAGAAGCACTCTTAATAAATTACAAGGATTTAAAACTCAAGGAACAACTTCAATTAACGTTGAAGATGTTAAGAAATTTAATTCAGTTTATAAAGATGTATTTGAACTTATATTTAATCAAACAGATCCTGTTAAAAACTATCAGTATTTAGTTGGAGAATATTCTAATAGAGTTGATGATGTTCTTCAAACTTTAGGAGAAGAGTTTATTCAATACATTCAATCTGAAAAACCAAACTCAACTAGATTTATTCCACAAATTGCAGTAGTTGTTGCAGAACATCAAGCTCAAAGAAATTTAGTAATAGATCAAGTTATAACACTTTTAAGTTGTGTATATAAATTACAAGAAATAGTTAGACAATAATTTTTTTATGTCGCAAAAAAGTGTTATATTAGTAATATAAAATAAAAGCATACAATATGAAATTCGGAAAACATTCATTATTAATAGACGGTAATTACTTCTTACATAGTAGATTATTCGTTCTTCCTCGTAAAAAAGGACAACAATTATTAGGAACTCAAGATAGTCAGTCACAATTAATGCGTAAATTATGTATTGATTTTGCCTCTGAAATACGTAAAATGTCAGCGTTTGTAGATCAAGTCGTTGTTGCTGTTGATGCAAAATCGTGGCGTAAGGATTTATTTCCAGATGCACAATATAAAGGAACACGTACACATGATGATTCAGTAAACTGGGAAGGTGTTTTTCATGTATATTCTGAATTTCAAAGTATTCTTGCAAAACAAGGAGTAATTATACATCAAATTAACGGTGCAGAAGCAGATGATGTTTTATTCGGATGGTCTACGCAATTAAATAATCAAGGTAAAAATTGTATTGTATGGACAGGTGATAGAGATTTAATACAACTTGTTAATTATAATAAAGCAACTGATGCTTACTCTTTATGGTATTATAATTCAAAACGTAGATTAATTACATTTGAAGGCTTCGAAGATTTACTTAATGAAAGAGTAACTGACACAATGTCTAATGAAGATATGTTATTTAATATGTCATCAACAAATGTTCTTCATGATAAAATGAAACAAGATCTTTCTGATTGGGTAAATAAAAATAAGGTACAGCTTGAAGAAGTTAATTGTGATGATTTTATATTTTCTAAAATCTTACAAGGAGATAAAAGCGATAATATTAAAAGTGTAGTTACTTGGACAAAAACAGCAAAGTCAGGTAAAATTATAAACTATTCTATTACTGAAAAAAACTCATATAAAATATTAGATCAATATAAAAAAGAAGAAGGTAATTTTACAATTGATCAATTCTTTAATAAAGATAGCGTAGATTCAATAGTTGATATTATATACAGAGTTATAGGTAAATCAGATCGTAAAGAAATTAGAGCAAGATTTAATCAGAACTTAGATTTAATGCTCTTACACTTTAATACTATTCCTGATCCTATTCAAAAGCAAATTTATAAAGCAGTAGAATCTGATTTTAATATTGAACCAACTTTTAATAAACTAACTAAAATGGAAATTATACTTGAAGGAACTAATTGGTTAGTTAAAAAAGGAACATCTGCTCCAAGTGGGTTTGATCCTTTTGCTGGATTAAAAACGCCTGAAACAAACTCAACAAACAGCAGTAAAATAACTAAAGAGTTATTCTAAATATATGTTAGACGAAACAAAACTATTTGATTTTGTAAAAATAATGTTTACAAAGAAAAAACAATATGCTGAAATAAAACAACATAATAAGAAGAGACATCACTTTATGATTAATCGATTCTTTGCTATAAAATTTCCAGCAAATGCACAGTTGTTTAACATTAATGGAATTAACCCGATTGCAGTTATTGACAGTTGGTCTTTAGTTGCTAGCAGATTTAAAGGAGTTCCAGGTTGGATTTATACCAGAACTAAAAAATCAGCTAAAAAACAGCCTTCAAGTAAATCAAAATATATACCAAGTGAAGAAGCTATTAGAGTTTTTATTGATAAAAATGAAATAGGAAATCGTGAATTTAAAGAGTTAGAAAAATTCGCAAAAGAAGAACTTTATACTAAATTAGAATCGATAGATAGATCGATTACAGTATATTAAAAGATTTACAATGGATAACAGTATTCAAATAACGTCAGTCGACGTTACTTTATATAAATATAATCACTTTGATAATAGAAAATTTGGGTTGAAATCAAAAATAATTTAGATTATATGGAAATAAATGAAGATTCCATTATAGTTTCTTCTAAACAAATACTTTCTTTACTTGAGAATATGTATATGCCTATGATTAATAAAGTTAAATCAGTAGGCGCTGACTTTTTACATAAAAACGTACATTCTCCATATTTTATTTATATGATGTGTCAGGATTTACAGGATTTAAAATTTATAAGATTTAATAAAAATTATGATAAAAGCTTTACAAGGCTTTTAGAGATAGAAGGAGACAAGCTCCTTAAATTTGATTTTAAAGTTTTATCAATGAAATTAAGGCTCTATGATTTATATGATATTGATGAACTAAAAAAAATAAATAGTGTTTTTGAACAATTACATATATTAGAAGAAGACGTACCATATTCTAGAATTCATTTAATTCAACTACTTGATACTTTAGATTTATGGCTCACTAGTGAAATAGAAAGAGATATTTCTGAACTTAAAGGACCAGATCCAATTCCACTAATAACAACAATAATGGATATGATAGATCCTAAAACAGAAAAAGATGATCCTTTAGTATCTATTGTGACAGATTATTAAGATATATAATAAAAATATAAAAAGATAAAATGAAATACGTAAAATTATTTGAACAATTCTTAAATGAAGCGTCTTATGGTGGAAATGAAATCTATGAGATATCAACTCCAGCACCAAAGGCGATGCTTAAGGAAGAACTAGAAGAACTATTTGGTGATGATTATAGAAATATAGTTACAGAATTTAATAGCCCTGAAGGTTACGAATCAGTACTTATGTTCAATATAACAAAAAACGATATATTTAAAATTGAAAAAAATATAGGTGATGTTCTTATATGGAAACTTCAATTAGGAGGTAGAAAATCTATTATTTAATTATGAAAAAAGTAAAATTATTTGAACAATTTACTGCAATTAATGAAGCAGTTTCATTTGGTAAAAAGGCAATTAAAGCAAAGGCTAAAGAAAAAGTAGAATTAGCACAGATCGCTTATGATAAATGGGGAGATAGTTATTTAAAAACTTTAGAAGCAATGAAATCTCTTGCAAAAACAGGTAAATTACCTAATTATAAAGAGCACCTTAACGTACAAGGAGGCGAAGAACAAAATAATTACGATATTTTTATAGGTCGTAACGCTGCTTTATTAGCTTTTCAAATCGAAAAGGTGGTTAAAAAATACAAAAATCATGAAGTTGATAAAAAACAGCTGGCGGATATTCTGGAACAATGAGATCAACAATTGGTGGTGAAATTGAAGGTAGAGCAAACTTTAATCCAGGTGGAAGAAGGAATTATGTAATCGCAGTAACTTGTGGTAGCGGAATTAGCGGAACTATTAAGGATCAAATGTTTCAAGAACTTTATGAGCTCATGTTTGTTTTTGATGAATATAATTCATCTGATGGCGGTGTAATGTTTAATGTTGAATCAGGATCTAATTATAGTACAATAGGATTAACATGTAGTGAATATCAATTAAGTCCTAAAACTGCAAATTCAGTTATAGGAATTATTAATAATTAAATTAGTAATAAACCACCCTTATTTTATAGAATATATAGATAAAATAAGATCTTTCTTAATGAAAATACTTGGTGATTTTGGAAAAAGAGAAGCTTTAATTTATATTATAGTTTTTCTTTGGGTTGTAATGGGGGTTTTTGCTACTTATAAAGGCGCAAGTCTTTCAGATTTGGCAGTATACTTCGGTTCTTTAACGGCATATAGCGCAACGTATATATGGGCTGAAACTAGAAGACCTAGCAAAAAGACTGGAATATTTAAATCAGGCCCTCGATCAAGAAGAGAAGTTATGATATATGCGATAGTTGCTTTATGGCTTATTGCAGGTTCTTCAGCAATATGGTATTCATCAAGTCTTACTGATTTATCAATGTATTTCGCTTCATTAACAGGATTTATTGCCGCATGGATCGCTGGTGAAAGGTATAAATCAGAAGACTCAGTAAAAGAAAATTTAGAAGAATAATGGTTACAGGATATACAGCAAGCGAATACGGAGATCTTTTAATTGCTTCTCTACAAACACCATATTATAATACTGTTAAAGTTTTAGGTTGGGAAATTGTAGCAGGTGTACAAAACTATAAAACTGTAGGTACGGTATCTACAACAATAGGATCTACTAAAGTATATGGAAATCTTACTAATTTTAGTCAGTTTTCGCCAGGTGATAAAATCATAATAGGTAATACTGAATTTGAAATTGCAACAATTACAACACCTATAGAATTAGACGTTACGGTTCCAATAGAATTTGAAACAAGTGGATTAGAATTCTATATTCCGGCAAATGCTAATAGTTATTTTGATTATGAATACAGATTTTCATACACAAATTCTGAATTTTCAGAATGGAGAGCTTTAAATAATACAACAGGTTTTATAGATCTTTTAGGATTAAATTTTAATCCAGCAAAGCCATTATGGATCGATGTTAAAGCTGAAGTCGCTGCACTCACAAGTGGAAGCACGATCTCAATAATATCAATAACTTATACATTAGAAACAGATCAAGGTACTATTGAATCATGTCCTCAATTTTGCGTAGAGTGCACAGATCCTTTCGCGATGAATGGTTGTGCAAACATTGATGTTGGATGTGATGATAACTTATTTAATCCATATAATTTAAATAAATCAACTAACATTTATAAACAGATTGTTGGAATGGCAAGCAATATATTTGGACACTCAGTACAATATTTTAGAACAGAGCCAGATATGAGAACAGAAGATGTTCATTTAATGGAATATTCTTTATTTAATGTAGTTGATAAACAAAATGTAAAAATATTAGTACCAGACAACGAATTCCCAGAAGAAGGGGCAACATACGACATTTTCGGTATGGAATTTGCAGAATTTGAAGTACATATTGTTGCTTCTGAATTTGAAACAGTATTTGGTGAAGGAAAATCACCTAGAAATAAAGATTACATGTATATTCCATTAATTAATAGAATGTACGAAATTAATTCAATAAGTCTTGCTGATGAATTTAACCAGGCTCAATCATATTGGAGAGTAAAATTAGTTAAGTATCAAGAAAGAACTTCAGTTAATAAAAATCAATTTGAAGTAGATACTGATAATTTAACAACAGGAGTTGAGGAAATATTTGGAGAAAGACAAAAAGAAGAGCAAGAAAAAGATACAAATCCACAGCAGTTTCAAACAGTATCAACTGCATATCGAGATGGTATTAGAACCTTTATAGATAAAAATCTTAAAATTAAAGATTACGATTTAAAGAATAGATGGACCGTTGTTAGTAAAAACTTTTATGATTTAGATAAAGTTGATTCAACGAGAACCGCTGTTGAATATTCTATAGAATCTAAGTTAAAATCAGAAGACAACATGGCTCTTACGCTTTGGTTCTCTCCTCAATTTAGTGAAACATCAACTGACGATTATCTTCTTTTTGGAGATCTATCTGCAGTATCAGGTTTTAAATTAAGAATGAATCCCCTGAATTTAAAATGAAAATAGATGATGTAGAACATATATATTCACATGGAACAACATTAGTAAAAGGAGAATGGTATGGTATTGTATTAAATATTAACAATGAATTTTTACAATCATCTCTTTCTCTATATAAATTAAACCAAAATGCAAATACAATAAATGGAGGTTTACCACAAGACAATAGTAATAATTTACAACAAGTATATAGTGAAATAATTGAACACGGACAGCCGTTGATATGGGATTCAAAATCTAATTACCATTTAAGAGGAAATTCTTCTTATATGACAAACATCAGAATATTCACAAAGACAATAGAATTAGAACAACATAGTAATGTGTTAAATCAATATGTTGTTAGAGATAATCAGCTATCAATCATTATAGATAATTCAATTCCAAGTTTAGGTTATCAGCGCTTTAGAAACGCTAGGTAATAAAATTAGGATAAATAATCTATAATAAAACATATAAATATGTCAAAAGATAATAAGAAAAGTATTAAATCTCAGGCAGAAGACATCAGAAAAGAACTTGATGATTTAATAGGAAATAACGATCCAATTCAAGAATCTATTGAAACGGATCCAGAATTACCAGCAAAAAGAGATTTACCAGCTCTTCCGACTTATGGAGAACTAAAAGTAAATTCTTCAAAAAAAGCGCAGAAAACTATCACGTCTCTAATGAAGTTTTATCTTGATGAAGATATTATAGAAAAAGACGAATATATTCAAGCTAAAAAGAAAATTGATGAAATGACAATGTCTTCATTAATTTATCAATTACAGGCTGGTGAAAGAGCGTTAACAACTCTACTTGAAACAATTGAAGATGGCGAAAAAATTGAAGTCCTTGCAACCTTACAAAAATCAATGTTAGATATTATTAAATCTCAAACTATGTACTTAATGGCAGCTGAAGAGGGTGCAAAGAGGATAGCGAGAGACATTGAATTATATAAAAAGCGTGATAATGATAGAGTTATTACTGAAGCATCAGGTGGTGCACCTGTTGGCGATACGGTACAGCGCGGTACGAAAGATTTAATGAAAATAATCCAGAACGCAAAACTATCGGATGATCAGATAGAAGACGCAGAAATTACAGAAGAATAATGAGCGATTACGTAGGAGATAATAGATGGATTCCGAAAGGCCAATCTTCTGATGAAGCTAATAAATTAATTTGGTCAACAAAATCAATTAATGAATTAATGTTAGCTTTAGATCAGGGATATAGGCCACAGGTGCCTATGCCTTTCTACGAAGGAAAACAGTTTTTACGTAGAGGTAATATTGTATTTGAATACACTGAAGCTGAAATCGCAGAACTTGCAAAATGTGCAAGCGATATTGTTTATTTTGCTGGGGAAAGTATGCTGTTGTAATGACAGATGAAGGTATTCAACAAGTAAGGCTTAGGGATTATCAAAAGGAAATGTTAAGAAATTTTCAGAATGAAAGATTTAATATTGTTCTAGCTTCTAGACAGATGGGTAAAACCGTAACGGCATCTATTTTTAATGCATGGTATCTAACATTTAATTATGATAAAACCACACTACTATTAGCCAATAAATCAGAATCAACAAAAGAAATTATAGATAAAGCAAAGGTCGTATTAGAAAATTTACCATTTTTTATGAAGCCTGGAATAATCAAGTATGACGTTATGAATGTACGTGCTGATAATGGATGTCGTTTAGTTGGACAATCAACTACTGCAAAATCTGGTATTGGTTTTACAATCCATAATTTATATCTTGATGAGTTTGCTCACGTTCATCCAACTATTGTAGATTCTTTTTATGAAAACGTATATCCAACGTTATCTGCTTCTAAAATTTCACGTATTAATATTACTTCAACTCCAAATGGATTTAATAAGTTTTATGAAATATACTCAGAAGCAGAAAAAGGAAATAACGAATATACACCAACAAGAATTGATTGGTGGCAACACCCTGACAGAGACGATGCATGGTACAAGAGAGAACTTGGAAATTTAGGTTCTGAAGAATCTTTTAATAGACAGTATGGGAATGAGTTTACAAGCTCATCTTCACTATTGCTGAGTCCAGGAACAATGAAGGTTATCAGACAAAACGCGAAACCAATGAAATGGTACGATTTTGAAGAATTTGATAATATACATATAGATACAAAAGGATTTTTAGGATTTGATCCTAACTTTGATGTTGAAGAAGCGTCGAGCAGTCAAAAATATTATATGTTCTCGGTAGATATTGCTGAAGGAAATGGAGGAGATTATTCTGTAATTAATATTTTTGAAGTAGAACCAATGGAAGATCAGCATATTGAAAATTTTATTAGCCCTGATGCAATGTATGATTTCTTTAGATTAAATCAAGTTGGAGTTTTTAGAAGTAATGAACATCCTATTGAAGATTTTGCTAAAATACTATATACTTTAGCAATCGATATATTTAATTCAGAAAATACAAAAATGATTATAGAATATAATACATACGGTTCTATATTATTACAATATTTAAGAACTGTTTTTGCAGGTCGTAATGATTTTGAAGATGAAATGATATTAAGATTTAAACACAGACATGATGCAAGAACATTAAAACCTGGAATAAGATTAAAGAGCGATAATAAATCAGTATTTTGTCAAAATTTTAAGAAACAAATAGAATTAAATCGTATAAAAATAAACGATATAGAAACAGTACAAGAAGCTTCTCTTTTCGGAGTACTAAGAAATGGAAGTTATGGAGCTCAAATGGGACATGATGATATCATAATGACAGCAATAACTGCAACTGAATTTTTTGGAACCACTGATTATGCAGATTATATTGAAGAGTTATTAGATATTATTGAACCTGAAAAAGTAAAATTAATGGAAAAGGTCTTATATCGAGACATGGATTCGCAAGGAGATTTACAATATGATATTTATGACTTATTATAATATTCCCACGAATAATTTAGATATATAATAAAAGAAAAAAATAAAAAATATAATACTATGGCACTAAGTCCGCAATTATTGCAATTTAAATCAAGTGGAGTATATCGTTTAGAGTTTGACAAGTCAGTGACTGCAAACCTTAACGTTGAAACACTTAGATTAGTAGTAGGTCACTCGAGAAAGGGACCTTACAATACACCAGTTTTAATTTCAACTGTTGAAGAATTTTCAAATGTATTTGGATCTATCGACAGAAAATTAGAGAAAAAAGGAATGTTTTTCCACAGATCAGCAATTGAGGCTTTATCTAGAGGACCAATTTTAGCGTTAAACGCTTCAAGTTTTGATTCTTCTGATAAATCATCATTCGCATTACCAGTATCTAACGGATCAGTTCATTCATTATCTTCAAAAGAAGGAACATCAGATTATACTGATTTCTTCGATATGGATAAATTTATGACACCGTCTGATTCTAGAGTTTTAAACGCTTTAAAAAATGAAGCATTAGCTGATGGAAATTCATTAATTAATTTCGTAAACATTAAACAATCAGCTATTACAATTTTTGTAAGAAAAGCACAAAGCACTAAAGCATTTGATATTCCAGCTAGAGAATGGTATGGAGAAGGTAATGTACCTGAATATTTAAATGACTTTGATCTTGTTTCTGATTTTATGGTAGACGTTTTTGTATTCAAAGGAAACTTTGATGCTGCAACGATGTCAGCTGATCCAGTATACGGAGCATACTTTAATGCAGATGGTTTAATAAAAGGATCATTAGCAAACTTTTCTAATTTAAGACAAGTTACTTTAGAAGCTCAATACAGTGGATCTTTAATCCCAGGATTTAAAGATTTAGAAGGAAGAAACTTATATATTGAATCAATGATTAATGCTGAATCAAGAAGAACAGGTTTATTCTGTGCAATTGATGAAGAACAAGTAACTAATGAAAATGGAACTAAACTTGATCTAGTTGGACACACGTTCGACGCCGATCAAGATTATGAATTATTATCATACGTTGTAAAACAAGGAGTTACAACTGAACACACTGTTGATTTAGCAGGAGCAACTGCTAGCATTAACATTGCAACACCTGAAAAGTTAGAATTAGTAAATGTATTAGCAACTGAATATGCAAATGCAACAGTAGATTCTTTAGATTTCTTAAATGCAGCAGCCGTTGGAGAATATGTAAAAGTAACTTCAGTTTCCGCAGCAGTAACAAATCAAGTAGGATCTCCTGCAATAAACGCAGTACTTAATAATACAGCGCAATTTACAAATAACATTCCAACTATAACAATGCCAGCAGGTAATCAGATGATTATTACAGGACAGAATGCCAATTTTACAGTTGGACATTTTTATTCAGTTGATAGTGGAGACACAGGGATCGAAATATTAACATCATTATATGATGCAAATTCAAATCAAACAACAGTAACTTTCGCAAGCGACGTTACTCAAGGAGGAACAGTAACATCAATCGATACTTGGCCTTTATATTCAACATTAGCTGAAGCACAAGTTTTTGCAACAGTAGATTTTGATATCACATGTGAGGCTGATTTATCAACTGATTATGCAACTGCAACCGAAATTGATTTTTATCATGTAGCAAACGGAAGAGTTGCTTCAGAAGATTTTGGAGGAGCAACTTATGAAGCTGCTGGATCTATGTTTACTGTAACTTATTCAGCACCTCAATCTTCTTTCTCAATAGTACCAGGAAATTTTGTTCCGGCACTTTCAGGAAGATTAGCAAGAGTTTTAAGAGTTTCTAAATTAAAAAAACTGTGACGTACCGGTTTTAACAACATGGGGAAATCAAGTTATTTCTTCTTTTGAAGATGCAACTTCAGTATATAAGCCATTTGCTTTATCAGGAGCTCAATTAAGTTCTAAAGAAATTCAAGACGCTTTAGCCTCTGTAAAAGGAGGAAACGGATTACACGCTGCTTTAGTCGATAAAGACGTTATCGATTTTAGATATGTTGTAGATACATTTGGATCTTTTGATCAAAATGGATTACAAAACAAAAATGAATTAGCATCTTTAGCAAAAGACAGACAAAACGCATCAGCTATACTTAATGCACCTTTAGTTTCAGACTTTAAAGCTTCATCTAATCCTTCATTCAAGGATTCAGAAGGAATATTCAAAGTTGAACATATAGAAACAGGAGGTAATTTAGATTTAAATCCAACATCTTTATATTCTTTACCGGGAATTACAGCAGGAGCAAATTACGCATTCTACTACGGACCAGGTTTAATAGTTTCAGATAATGGAAAAGATTTAATCGTTCCACCAGCGGCGTATGTATCTAATAACTATATGGATAAATTTACAAACGCAACGCCATGGTCAATCATTGCAGGTCCAAGAAGAGGAGTTGTAGGAGGATCAGGAGTTAAAGGAGTAGAATATGCATTTGACAAATCTGATAGAGATATATTAGAACCATTCGGAATTAATCCAATCGTATTCCAAAGAGGAGTTGGATTAACAATCTTAGGAAATAAAACAGCACAACAATCTGTAAAATCAGCGCTTTCTTCAGCTCACGTTAGAGAAGCTCTAATTTACATACAAGAAGGTATTGCTAACATTTTAAAAGATTATGTTTTCGAATTTAATAACACACAAACAAGATTAGAAATCAAGACTTTAGCAGATTCATTTATGGAAGGAGTTAAGTCTGACGGTGGAGTTTACGCATTCAAGAATATTATGGATCAAACAAACAACACTGATGATGTAATCGATAATAATGTTGGTATCATTGATACTTATGTTGAACCCGTTAAAGGATTAGAAATTGTTGTTCATAGAACTACAATCCTAAATACAGGTGAAATCGAATCTGGAAATTTTAATTAAGATATATAAAAAAAGAAAATAATATAAAATGGCTTTACCACATTATTCACAAGACCAAACATCTAGATCAGGTAGACAGTTCGAACCAGTACAAGGAAACTTGTTTGAAGTAACTGTTTTACCACCAGCTGGAGTATCTGACGCACCTTTAATGTTGCAACACATAAACTCTATTGGAGGTTTAGATTTATACAAAGAAGTAGCAGCACAAGAACAGAAATACAAATTTTCTACACGTTCTTACGCTGGTATGCCAGACGCTACAACAGTAGACGTAACTATCAACTTCTCATTAAACTTAAACGATGCTAATCAAGCATACTTATATAAGTCATTGAGACAATGGTACAATAATCAATATGATCCACAAACTGGAGCTATGGGATTAAAGAAAGATTACGTTGGAACTATTGTAATTGTTCAGTTCAATAGAGCTGGAGACATCTACAGAACAGTAACTTTAGAAGATTGTTTTATTACTTCAGGACTTCCATTTACGAATGAATTATCGTATGAGTCTGCTGAACCGGCTACATTAGAAGTAGGTTGGAGATGCGACACTTGGAAGGAAGTTTTAGCATAATCGAATTTTCAAAATAGGGGGATTCTTAAGGGAATTCCCTTTTTTTATGAAACAAAAACATAATATGTTGATATAATAATAACTATAAAATGGATAAACTAACAAAAAAGTTACAAGTACTCCTTTCAGAGGATGAAGTAACATCTATAAATAGAATAATATTAAGCGACGCGATCGAAAATGGAGAAAGGCCAGTTTCAGTTTCAGCTTTTATTAGAGATATAATTAGAAAAGAAATTGAATTAAAAAGTGATTCAATAATAGAATGGAATAAAGATAGTATTAAAAAACTTAAAAAGAAATAACAATGGCAGATCAAAATGATTTAAACTTAGACGATGAATATCAAAAAATCGTTGAAAACAAAGAACAGCCTGTTGAAGAACCGCAGAACCTAGGAAAAGTTAACATGGATCGATTTAAACAAGATAAAGCGCAAGACGCTGATATTGTTTTAGGATATCATGATGTTAATGTTTCTAACCTACCTTCAGCTGGTATGTTTTATCCTGAAAAAACCGAAGTAAGTATACGTTCAGCTAAAGTTGCTGAAATTAGACACTTCTCAAGCGTTGACGAAAATAATATATTAGACGTCGATGAAAAACTAAATGCAATGGTAGAATCTTGTATTAGAGTAACTTCTCAAAAACAAAGAATGTCTTATAAAGATCTTTGCGAAGAAGACAGATTTTATTTAATTTTAGCAATTAGAGATTTAACTTTCCCAGAGCCTGAATCTAAATTAACAGTACAACATAAAGATAAAAAAGGTAAAAAGCATGAGGTTGAAGTTAAAAAAGAAAACTTTAAATATTTCAGCGTTCCAGATGCTTTAGATAAATATTATGATAAAGAAGCTTGTGCTTTTTTAATTGAAACTAAATCTTTTGGAACAATTATAATGAAACCACCTACAATTGGTATCATGCAACGTATGACGTCTTATATTAAAGATCGTCAAGAAAAAGGAGAATCAATTGATCAATCAGTCCTTCAAGTTATGCCGTACTTAGTAAGCGAATGGAGAGGATTTGATGACAAAAGTATCTTTAAATTCGAAATTGAAATGAATGGATGGTCTAACAAAAAATATAGCTTAATCTATAAGCTGGCGGAACAGATGAAAATCGGTATTCAGCCTGACATGGAAGTACAGATTGGGGACGAGTGGGAGGTCGTCCCAATCGGGTTTCGCGACGGGATCAAGTCTCTTTTCATTGTTCAAGATATCGCTGGAGAACTTCTTTAAAACGAAGTTTTATATATACAAAGAACTACATATTCAGCCGTCTGAATTGGAAGCAATGGAATATTATGAATTTCATTATTTAATAAAAGATTTAGCTGAATATATTAAGAAACAGAATGCTGCGAACGAAGGTCAACAGGAACAATCTGGCGACATGATGAGCAAAATGAAGATTCCAAACATGAAAATTCCAAACATGAAGATTCCATCATTACGATGATGGAATCTTTGATATATAAGATAGGAATATAAAAAATATAGATTAGACTCCTAAATGAAGGCTTTATTAGCACCACTACAAAGATTAGCAAATATTATAGAATACCAGAATGAAAAGATAGATCAAATTCATTCAGTCTTAACGGTAGATTTAAAGAAGGCAGCTAGTAATAATTTTTCAGAAATGAAAAAACAGACTAGCTTATTATTAGATATTAAAGGATTGCTAAAAGCACAGTCAAAAGATAAAGGATCGTCCAAAGGCGGTGGTGGAGGTGGATTTAAAATGCCTGGCCCGATGCAAGCTTTAGGTGCTGGGTTAGTTATAGTGAGTATTGCAGCCGGATTAGTTGCAGCTGCTGGTATTTTTATGCTAATGCCTGCTATAAATCCAGCGCAATTAATATCAGCTTTACTAATAGCAGCTGTATTTTTAGTATTAGCACCTGTATTCTCAGAGATATTAAAATCTCAACAAAAAGGTGGAATGGTAGATAAAATGTTAGGTGGAAAGGCTAAAGGAGAAGAAATGACTTCTCCTAAAGACGCTCTTAAAAATACAGGAGCCGCGCTATATTATCGATGATTTCTATGGCAGCTGGTATTACAATAACTTCTTGGATCTTACAATTAATTATGCCAGTTTCTTTCGCTAAATTAGGTTCAGCTATATTAATAGGTTTAGTATTTATACCATTAGGTTATGCCTTTGGATTTATTATAAAGGCCTTAGCTGCCGCTAAAATACAAATGAATCCTAAAGGAATAGGAATGATAGGTATGGTATCGTTAGCTATGGCAGCAATTGCAGTTGGTATATCTCTAGTCGCTATGACTTGGAACGCAATGATGCCCAATGAGTTTGTTAAATTACCGCCATGGGAATGGGTTGTAAAATCTGCTTTAATTTTAGGTATATTTGCAGGTGCATTTTATTTAATTGCTAAAGCGGTAAAGGGTATGAGTTTTAAGGAAATGATAATGACAGGACTTGTATTGCCTATGATGGCTTTAGCTATTGTTGGCGTTGCTTTTGTATTTATGTTATTTGATTCGGTCGGTACGTTTACAACACCCCCTCTTGAATGGAGTTTAAAAGCAGGATTAACTTTACTTGTATTTTCTCTTCCATTTATAGCAATTGCTTTAATTGCAAAAAAATTAGATTTTAAAGCTGTAATTAAGGCTGCTCTTGCTATGGTTTTAATATCAATCGCAATACTAGGAACAGCTTGGATATTTTCAGCACTGGATGGTGTTACATATTTATCACCCCCTCTTGATTGGGTTATTGCTTCTGCAATAGCAATTACAATCTTCGCAATTCCTCTAGCTATTATTGGGTTATTAGCCACATCAGGAATTGGAGCAGTTGGTATATTATTAGGAGCTGCTGGTATTATTTTAATTGCAGGAACTATGTGGGTTGTTGCTTGGATATTTAGCAAAATGCCAGATCTAGCCGCAATTTCTAAAAACTTTACGGATGCACTAATGTACCCATTAGACTCGATGATAAACGTTCTTAATAGATTTAAAAATGAAATAGGTATAGAAAATTTATTACCAATGGCAGGTGGACTTATCGCCATAGCTGCTGGGTGGTTGTCTTTAACGGCTGCACTTGCGGGCCAATCTATTGGAGGTTTAGTTTCTGGAGCTGCAAACGCACTTGGTGATTTCCTAGGATTTAAGGGAGATGGGCCAGCAGATCTTTTAGATAAATTAGCAGAGCGAAAAGATTCTATTATTGCATTAGGAAATCCTATAAAAATTTTAGGTGAAGGGATTTATAAAATAGCAGTAAGTTCTAAAGGACTTGAAGTTGCTTTATCAGCTATGACATCTTTAGTATCTCGTAATAGAGCAAAAGAATTTGAAAAAGTGGCATCATCAACTGAAAGGCTTGCAAAGTCATTTAGAAGTATTGCCAGGTCAACTAGATCAATGGATGTTAAAGCACTAAATGCTTCTTCAAGAATGTTTGAGGCAATTGCAAAAATAGCAGAGAATGATGGTGAAGATGCTATAACAGTACTAGCTGAACAATTATTAGAAGCAGTTGAACATCTTTCAAAAACAGTAGACGATTTAGAATCAGCAAGTGCATCAAACGCACGAGGCATGAAAGATGCTTTATCAGGCGTAATGGATTCATTCTTGGATAAACTTGCGAACGTTGACAATGAGTCAGGTGAAACAACACCATTATTTGATGTGAGCGGTATTATTGAAGCTATTGATAAACTTGATGACAGGTTTGATACAAAGATTAAGGTTACTATGTCGTAGAAGACGTATCTAATTTTTGAAACTTTATTAAACAGAATAGTATAATTATTAAACTTGTAATATGCTAGACACTATATTTCTATCAGCTTTAATCGTTCTACTTGCGATTAACTTTATTTTAGATTATAAATCATCTAAAAAAACCAAAACAATACATAATGAGGTCTTTAAACAAAGGCTTGATAAGCTTTCAAAAAAAGTTAGTGCTATTAATACCAGAACGTTAGGATGCGGACCGGTTCTTGAAAAAGATCTACAACTTACAATGAAACAGTTAGAATCTGTTCAGGAAAAAATCGCAGAGTTAGAAGTTAGTATTCAAAATCTTTCAAATAAAAAGTAATATGACAAAAGCAAGTATTGTACAAAAACTTTTAGATAAAAAACAAATTACTGCAGAAGAAGCAGTTGTTTTATTACAGAGCGAAACAGTTAATATTCCAATGTATACTCCCAATCCATATTGGGATACGCCAAACACAACACCACCTCCAGTTTGGTGTTCAAACCCAGATACAACATTATGAGCAATTCTTACGAAAAATATTTAGAACTTAAAGAAGAAGGAGCATTTAAATTTGATCCAACAAACGCACATCACGTTTTAAAAGAGGCTTACTCAAAAGGATTAAGACAAGAGGTTATGTATACCGCTATGGATATTTTAAGAGATAGCCCTGATTTAACTAATGAAGAATCTATTTTAAAAGCAGCTGCTAAGTGGAATATAATATAAAAAACAAACCAACAATACATTCTACTCGAGAAGAAGTTCTTGTCAAAATGTTAAATGATAAAGAATCTAAAATTGGTGTAGAGATTGGTGTTTTTAAAGGAGAGTTTTCAAAGACTCTTTTAAGTGGATGGGGAGGAACTTTATATATGGTAGATCCATGGAGAGGATTAGGAGGAGATTATATTGATAAAACAAATCATAAACACCATGCATCTATTTTTCAAGACGCAATGGATTCAATTGAAGGATATGAAAACAGGGGTATTATGATTAGGGCTCTTAGTGAAGAAGCGGTACATTTATTTGAAGATAATTCTTTAGATTTTGTTTATATTGATGGTAATCATGGGTATAATCACGTTAAACAGGATTTAGAATTATGGTGGCCTAAATTAAAATCAGGGGGTATTATGTCTGGGCATGATTTTATCATGGTTGACTGGGACACAATTCCAAAAGTAAAACACGGAAAAAATACACATGTTTATTCTCAAGGAACTAAATGGCAAATCAAATCATATTACACAGATGATAGTGAATTTCCACATGGTGGAATATTTGGTGTAAATCCGGCAGTTCACGAATTTTCAGAAAAATATAAAGTAGATTATGATTTAACTAAAGAATGGGCCTCTACTTTTATAATAATAAAACCGTAATAAGATGTATCAATATAAAGCAATTGTAAAAAGAATCATAGATGGCGATTCAGTCGTTTTAGATATTGATTTAGGGGGTTTGATATGTGGATGAAGAATCAAAGCGTAAGAGTTTATGGAATAGATACTCCTGAATGTAGAACAAGAGATCTTGACGAAAAGGCTAGAGGAATTTTAGCAAAGGAGTTTGTTCAAACCTCATTACCAATAGGATCTGATGTAGTAATAGAAACATTTAAAGATAAGGGAGGTAAATTTGGAAGAATATTAGGTAAAATAAAACATCCAGATTTAGTTTTTGATTTAGGTGAAGCATTACTAGAGAAAAACCTAGCAGTGGCTTATTATGGACAATCTAAAGAAGAAATTAAACAACAACACTTAGATAATAAAGCAATATTAATATTAGAAAAAAGATACACACCAAATGAAAGTTAATAAAGATTTTCTAATACATGGTTTGATAGAATTCATTCCAAACGTATATGAAGACAGTCGTGGACAGTTTATAGAAACGTTTAACGAGAACGTGCTAAGGGATCACGGGTTTATAGAACATTTTAAACAGGATAATCAAAGCATCTCAGAGGCTGGGGTGTTTAGAGGGATCCATTTACAATCAGATCCACATGCTCAAGGAAAGTTAGTAAGAGTAGCTAAAGGTAGCGTAATTGATTATGCTATAGATTTAAGACCGCAATCTCCGACATTTGGTCAATGGGATAGTGTTCTTTTATCAGCAGATAGAGGAAATCAATTTTGGATTCCGGAAGGATTTGGACATGCTTTTCTTGCCCCCACTTGAGGATGATACTATTTTTTGCTATAAATGTACTGAGGTTTATGCTCCTGATCACCAGGTAGGTATCCGATGGGACGACACGGATATTAATTTAGATCTTGAACATACCGTTTATTCAGGTGATATTAAAATAAGTGATAAAGACAAAGATGCTTTATACTTTTCAGAATTTGCTAGAGATTATATAAATAAACCAACACTATTATGAGTTATATGAAAAAATTCTTAAGTATTATTATTATTATTGCCTTATATGCAATGCTACTAGCTATTCCTTTACAATTTTTATGGAATTATTGTTTGGTTCCAGCAATTGATGGGGTTAATACAATTTCTGCTACTCAGGCATTAGGATTAAATTTTTTAGCTGCTATATTATTTAAAGACAGTGATTTAACAAAAAAGCTAAGTAATGAATAAGATGAATAAAGTCACAGAGATATTTAAATCTTGGAAAATAGCGTATAATCCACTATCTAGCCAATCTGATTTGGCCGAAAAAAGAATTGAAATATGCGATTCTTGTGAATTTAAATCTTCAGTTCCATTTCCAAGGTGTACTGTATGTGGATGTGCATTAAAGGGTAAAATATATTCACCTATCAAAGGTTCGTGTCCCAAAGGAAAATGGGACGAAATAGACGCAACTTAATATTTCTTTTATTAATAATAACTGTATGGTAATCTATGTTGCTCCACCAAGGGGTATAAAAGAAAAGGAATTGTATTTAGCTTGGTTAAAGCACTATAAATATGAAGTTATCTGGTTAGATCTTAGGCGTAAGGTTAAAGGACCATTATTATTATGTGGCGGTGCTGATATAGGAAAAGATCTAGAAAGAGATAAAAAAGAATTTATATGGATTAAACAGGCCCTTGATGCAGGTCATCCAATTTTAGGACTATGTAGAGGAATGCAAATATTAAATAAATATTTTGGAGGTAGTGTAGTAGATTTAAGTGAATCTATTGTTGAAGATCATAAAGCTGCAAATTTTGCAGAAAATACAGATCATAGTGGTAAACCATCTCAATTTCACACAGTGGAAGATTTAAACGGAAAATTAACTAATGTTAATTCCAGACACCATCAACATTGCTTATTGTTAGCAGATAACTTTACAGCAACTCATTTATCCTATCCATTATATTCTGTGATAGAAGGATTTGAGGACGTCGATCGAAAAATATGGGCGGTTCAGTGGCATCCTGAGAAGATGGAATCAGAAGATAATGAATATCCACTAAATAAACTTTAAAAAAAAAATAGTTGCCCAAAAGTTTTTTTATCCCAACTTTTTTGCTTATATTAGTATAGTAATAATCAATAAAGCAAAGATATGATCAGATCAAAACAACCTAAATCAGAAATCGTCATTGACCTAACAGGTCCACAAGGAAACGCATTTAACTTAATAGCACTTGCTAAGAATTTTGGAAAACAAATTGGTATGAGTGATTCTTATATTAAAGAGATCCAAGAAAAAATGATGTCAGGTGATTATGAAAATTTAATTAAACAG